CGCTACCACTATCGCCTGTGATGTAAACGATGTCCGTAGGCCCTATGTTCAACTCAACATTATCATAGATTATAAATTTCTCCCATTGGTCAAGCCCGAGACCAAAACCTTCAGCAACAGCCACAACACGTTCCGAAGACTTGGGAGCAGCAGTCTCATAAGCAATGTTAAACGTGAACTTACCAGAAAGCCTATCATACGTACGTCGCATCTTACGAATCAGAAAAAACTCTTTACGCCTTCTCAAGACTGAGCCCTACCTTGTGACACCCACAACCTTACGCTTCGCAACATCCTTACGAACACGCTGCAACTTATTAGCTCGACGTGGAATCACGGCCAAAAAGGGCTCCGGCGCCATTTCAACCGTTGAATAGAGGCTTAAACAGGTGCTCCAGAAAACATCGTCATGTTGGTTTTCAGGATGGAAAAAGCGGTAGGTGCCATCCTTGCGAAGCTCAAACCTTTCCACGTTAAGCTCTACAGAATAGTTGAGTTTCTTGGATGGTGAAATTTGGATATCCGTGTAGGGATAGGCGTAGGAGCCATTGAGCATACGTTGTTTGAGCAGGCTGGCCATTTCCTGCTTCCGGGGATGTGAGAAGGTTACGCCCTCCACGTTCTCAATCCCGCCGTTAATCATGTCTTCAACGATGTAGTTGCCCACGCCAGTGATGTCGCAACGGATCTTGCTGAAACTATGCCACCGGTCCGCAAGGGTCTTCACATAACCGATAACAGTTGCGTACTTAGTCTCCAGTGGCCACACCTTCACATGACGCAAAAGGAACCTATCTCCAACTTTCTCGCTAACCGTGAATGCAGAATAATCTCGTTCCTTGCCAAAATCGAGCCCACCAAAAAACTCGCCCTGATGCACACTCTCAGGATCCCACAGCTCTAGGCTCGTGTCTTGGCACTTCGTGATCAAGCTCAGCGGCAGCCAAACCGCTTCATCTTCAGCCCACTCCGCCATCATTTCACGTTGCCAGCGCCAAGGATCATCCGCATACTCCTCCTTCAACTGATCAACTTTTCTCTTCGTCAAAGGACCATTCGGCTCGAGGGCCTGCTGCCACGTCACATGATTTTTAGCAAAATGCTTGTATTGGGGACGATTGAAAAACTTCCAAAACATACTATCTGTGCTTCCTGGAGTACTGCTGCAGATAAATTTTCCATGCGCTTTAGTAGCAAGCGTAAACACGATTGCATCATAAAGTTCCTGATCCATTGGAATGTAGTTGTATTCGTCAGCATAAACAATGTCGAGAGTGAAACCTCTTATCGTATCTGGATTGCAAGGAAAAGCCTGAATAAGGCTGCCGTTACGAAGAGAAACCATAGTAGCTTGAGGCTTGCGATAAAGCCCCCGGGGCAGGTTAGCCAAGAAACTATTCATCTTGCGAATCGGAATTTTCGTTTGACGCCAACTAGGACCTACAATTGCTATTTGAACTCCGGGATGCGTAAGCGCAAAGTGCAATAGCCAGGCACTAATCATGTGTGTTTTACCGCTTTGCCGACTCCAGCGGAAAGCAACAGAATCATTTACGTTGATTAATTCTGCACCAAAACGCTGATAATCCGTCAGCTTGAGGCCAAGCCACTTTTCACAGAACTCTGTAAAATCCTCTGGAATTTTGCGTTTTCTAGCTTCCAGCAGCCCCTCAACTTGCTGCCTTAATTCATCTGTCTTTTTCCTTTGCCATTGCTTCATTAATCAACTTCTCCAGCTTTTCTAGGTCCTTCGTGATTTTGGCTTCATCAAAACTTTTAGTTAACCCATTAATTACCTGTCCGCAATACGCAGCTATACGCAGCCATTCTTGCCGATCCTGAAGCTCCAACCTATCATTTTTAGCCTGCCCCTGAGCCAAAACAAACAATTCATACAGTTTAGTAAGCAGGTTCTCACGGATTTTCTGCGTGTTCACTTTGAAAATTCGCTTAATTTTCTGTACCCGATTAATGATCATTTTTTTGCGCATTATTTTCACCAATAGGACCCTACCCCCACCCCCCCTCTCTCTATGTTTTTTGCGAGATCAGAATCCCTGAAACCGTACCAATTAAGCCGGTAATACCCGCAAATACTTCGCTGTTCCAACTGCCCAGAAAAGCCATGTGTGCAATTTCGAGAATTGACAAGCAACCAGTCATGCCAATAGCAAATTTCACGCCCAACACAAGCTTCTCATTCGGCTGCACAACAATAACTTCTGTCTTTCCCCTGGAACCTTTACGCTGAACGGTTTTCGTAAGCGCCTTTTTAATCCAGTCTGTCATGATGGTTCCTCAAACGTTCTTGACGCTTGAGACGTTTCGGAAGAGTCCGCCTACCGCCTAGCAAGAAACTGTTTAACAGTTGCTGAGCCTCCTCTCTGCTTATGTATTCCACTTGAATGACTTTGACGTTGACGCCCCAAACAAGTGGTATAGCAGTGTAGTCAATATCGAAAATGCCATCGGCATATCGGAAATGGTTCTGTCCTAAAATAATGTGTTTATCATTCTCACCCAACAATCCTATAAAAATGCCTATGCTAAACACCGGAACATCTATTCCAGTACGCCCTCCACTCAAACTTTTGCCTATGCTTGCATCATGCCAATCTACACGAATAAGGCTGCCTGGCTTAAGACTTTTAATCTGCTTCAAAACCTGCTTGTTCATTAAATCATCCTCGCAATCTTATGTCTACTCATGTGATCAGACTTGCTACGGAGAGCATAGAGGTAATCCGCAAGCAAAGGCACCTCACGCCCCAGTTCCATGGTGATCTCAAGCGTCTGAGTCTTAGCGTCAACATAGTATTCGACGCTGAGGATGCGAAAATCGGCATCGACATTCTCGTTGGGCAGTGTTACATGAATTTTGTCGCCTGCCAAAATGGGAGTAGTACCATAATCGATGACCGTGCTGCGGACCGTAAGATACTCTGCAGGATCTTTCAACTGAGCGAGAATAGCCTTAGCCCGCAACGTACACTCATTATCACTGGAAAGTTCCTCATCCGTCTCTGTAAGCTCACGCAAGCCGTAGGCGGACTGGCTTCCAGAATCTTCAAATGTTCCAACAAAACTACAGTTTAGAAGACCGAAGTCACCATCATACATATAGTATGATGCAGCGCCAATAGTGCATATTATAAGTTGAAGGCCACTAACTTGACTCCATTGCGGATTACCCGTTTTCGTCCAGATTCCATTAGGATTACTGTCAGGGTCATACATTTGATTAGGACCTAAAGCCAGTGATATAAGCCCCCATTGCAGAATGCAGTTACTTTCAAGAATCGATTTTATGTTTGCTTGGAAATAGTTTGAGCTGTCAGGAGCCCACAATCTAACATAGCCGTAGCCTCCTCCCAAATTCCCTGGCATCCAAGCCCACACCACAAAAGTTTGAGGCTTACATAGAGCGTCGAATGTTCGGTAAATATTTCCTTCTACGCTTGCAGCCGCATCAACACGAAGGTTGTAACTTCCCTTCCGTTGTCTTCCAGATTCTAATGAGAGAGTTCCTGAAATTACTGTCCAACCTAACGTTGATTCACTCCAAGAATCCAAGTCTGCTGGAAAATTTTTCCCTTGAGAACCATAAACTTTGATTTTATTTCTTACACCAAGAATATCTTTGTGGTACTCGCTGACCTCAATCTTATCGGTAAGGCTCACGGAGGATGTCTTGCTATTTCTGGCGAAAAACTCAAACTTAGCATCAGGCGCCACACGAAAATCAAACCCTATGACGCCACCTAGATCAGCACTTCCAGCAATAAACTTCAAAATATCCCAAACAGGCGTATTCTCATACTCAAGTTTAGTGTAGGTTGTGTCTGTATTTTCGACAAGTTCAATGGAATTTCTAATGTGGCTTAAACCAGCAAAATAATCAAGTAAATCCTTAACAATGGCTTCGCCTTTTTGGCTGGAATATGTTTTCGTAACTACTCTGCGGAAAAGCTTCTCACCCCAACATCGACCGCTCACACGCAAATAATTTTCGTTTGGACCTGATTCGTACTTGATACTCTCGTTCCTCGTAGTAATGATCTGCGGAACATTCGTGCCCCTGCCAATGTCGATATGGCCATCCTGACCAACAATGATCGGATAAGTCCCGCCCGGACTGTACTTCTTATTCCAATTCTGAAGCAACAATTCCCAGCTGCTAACCTCTTTTGTTGCCCCTAGATGCACTCTGGCTTCAATGACGTCACCTTGGGGCGGTGTAACGGAACCCAGAACCACGGCAAGCTTCGGAATGTCAACACTCACGGTGTACTTTCAACTCCTCGACGGTAGAGATCAGCCTCTCCAGCACGTTGAATATTTCGACTTTGAGTTGGCATTTCAGAAGCAGCCGCATTGAA